TTAAGACCTTCAAAAGTATGGCCACCTTTTTTTATGCTCATATCAAACTAAGCTCATTTGATTATATTCTCGACTTTTTGCTTGCGGTAAATCATTGTTTCTTCTTTTTATCTCATAGCAATATATGTGTTTAGGTGGCTTATTAATGTAAGTTGCTTGTCCTAACTGCAAAGCTTCTTTGATTTGATAGGTAAAAGGCTTTAATCTTTTTTGGTCATCAACTGATCTAATTGTTTTATCATGGTAGATTTTATTTTTATACAAAATTACTTTGCTTTTTGCTGTAAATCCTTCATGTGTAAAATTTGAAGCTTTATAAATTGTCCCTTGATGATTGAAATACGGGTCTGCGTAAGAAACAATAGTTTTGTAATTGCTATATTTTTTTAAAAATTTAATTGTTTTTGCAATAAAAAAACTCTCTGTGTTTTTCTTTGTTGCATCAATACAACATAACCTTTTAAGTTCAACTACTTCTGTTTCATCTGTTCCATACTTTTGCCATGTATTAGCCATAGACAAAGAGCCATAAATAATTGCACCTATTAAATACTCTTTATAGAAAAGTCCAAAAACATGAGAAATATTTAGCCCATTTATATTTTTTGAATAGTGCCATTTCTCAACAAAACTTTTTACTTGTTGAATTGTTACAGGTTTAACAACAAACTCATTTATATCAACTTTTTTAAGGTCAATATCTTTTTCTGTTAAATCAAATAAAGCTTTTTGCATACTATTTCCCCTTCCTCTTCATTGCCATATTGTGTGCTTCAGTAAATGAAACTCCTTCTCTCATCTTGCGTTTCATAAAATCCATATGAGTCTTGCTATGACCATGAGCCTTTTGATGTTTTGCAAGTGTATTCTTCTGTCTGGTAGTTAGCTTCACTTTTTCTTTGGAGGTGCTGCTCTTAATTCAGATCTTTTCTTTAATACTGCATTGCCAGTAGAGTCAGAAATTATCTTAACAATAGGGTCATCTTTACTTCCTACTCTTGTGACTTGTCCGCCACTAGCTGTTTTTATCTTGGCTCTAGTTCCAGCATTTGCGCTAACAACTTTACCAAAAGTACGTTTACCAGCGTAAACCCAACTGACTCTAGAACCTTTTTTCATTTTAAGTTTTTAGTTTTTTTCTTAGAAGTTTTTGGCTTTACTTCACAGTTTTCAGCCTTTGGTTTCGACTCATCATAAGTCTGAACTTTAAATGTATAACCCACTATTTTTTTCCTCCTTTCTTAACTTTCTTTTTTTTCTTAGGTGTGCCGTACATAGGAAAATAAGTAGCTGAATATATCTTACTTCCTTTTACGTTTTTTAGCAGTTGTTAAAGCTATTGCCTGTGCTTGCTTTAATGTTTTGCCTTCTTTCATCAACATACTAATGTTAGCAGAGATAATTTTTTGTGATTTACCTTTTTTTATTGGCATTATTCTCCAAAATATTTGTTTAGCAAAATAAAATCTTCGTCTGCCTTGCAGTCAATAAATAAACCTTCAACAATCTGTTCAAACTTTTTCCTATTGTCTCCTCTAGCCTTTTCCATAGATTCAAAGATACGCTTTGGTACTGTTCTGTTTTTAGGAAACTCTCTTGATAGTATTAGTGCTTCTGTTGGTGTCATGTGTTTTTAATTGCTTGATCTAATGTTTGTTCTACCCAGTTATACAGACGAGGAGCATTTTTTTGCAACCCTTCTGGGTTAAAAATATACTGAGTGAAAGATTCTGCAAATTGTTCCAAAGCATTTTTACGACTGTATTCAGTAGGGAATTTCATACCTTTTAGCTTCATAAACTGTCTTCCTAAATTACCTGCACCTGCTTGGTAATGAACTTGATGACCCATTTCATGCACTAATGTAGAGAACCAATCAATACTGGCATCCATAGGGTGTGAGTTTGACCATACCTCACTTACACCTTCCTTAATTCCTTGCCTGTATCTTTCGTAAGCTGTACCTTTAAATTTGCTAAATTTGAAGTTAGTTTCTAAAGTTTGAGCTGCACTCTTCTTTATTTTTTTTGCAGATGAGACAGTAATTTTTCTTGCACCATCTCTTAATCTTGTATGAACCATTCCAGAGTTCATAATCGTATATCCATTAGCACTGCCACTAGCATTACCAAATAAATTATTTACTACTCTTTTCTGGAAACCTGAATCTAGCATTTTGCCTTGTTTTAGCAAATTTATATTTCTTTCAAATAAATCTTTTTGAGAACCCATTCCCATATTGCCCCTACCATTCCAAATTACTTTCCAATCTTTGGTGTTAGAAGATAAATCTTTAGAATCTAGTTTATTAATGTATTGGAATCTTTTCACAACAGTTTCATTTGATTTTTCAAAAGCTTTTAAATTTTCTCCTGTCAAGAATCTCTGTCTTAAATCACTAAAATTCTTAGTTTTTTCGTATTTCATATTGAATTGATTAACAACATTACCTTTTTTCATAAATGTTCTCATCTTCTTGATATTTTTCTCTGTCAAACCGCCTAAACTTTCCATACTGTCTAAGCTGTCCTCTGTAAACTCTTGAATATTGCCAAATTTGTTTTTAGTAAGCCATGTATCGACACCTTCAGTTGAAAAAGCTGGTGATGTCTTAATCTTCGGTGATTTCGTCACAGGTGCGGCTACTTTTGTTGCTACTTTCTTAACAGCACTAGGCTTGCTATATAATTTTTCTAACTTATCGAGTGGTAGTTCTGTTCCGTCATTCCGTATCATCTTTCTTAACGCTGAATGCCCTGAACCTTCCTTTTTAGCTAATTTCTTAAAGGCATTAACTTTTCTGTCAGTACCTAGAGTCTTAATTTGTAGTTTTTTATCTTGTTGCAGTAACCAATCACCATATTGTGTTCCCTGTGGGACTCTACCAGTTGCACTAGGTCTGCTAACTACCTTTCCTACTGGCGGTTCTGTTAAACCTTCAAAACCTTGACGTTTACTCAAGCCTTCGTAATCAACAACAGGAACAGTTGTAGATCTGCAGTTGAAATGCTGTGGTGGTGTTGGACCTTTGTTGTACGTGAACTTTTGGCCGTCTAACCTTTGACAAATTGAACTTGTTTTACTATCTAGGGTTGCAACATATTCATATTTAGGTGCTACTTTACTATTTGCTGCATATACAGATTGTGAAGCTTGGTTCTGTACTTGATTAACAGAAGTTCTTACGATTGTTTTTATTTGATGTGTTGCTAATTTGGCTTGGCCGCCAGCTTTAAGAGTATCTTCGAAATTTAATTTTCCTACTAATTTTCTTGCTATTTGACTTGTTGATTCTCCACTAAAAACACCAGCCCTAATAGTTCTTGCTAATAATTCTTGGTTTCTTGCCGCTATACCTCTAAAAGCTTTTTGTACTGTATCTCCATTAGGCAATGTCATCATTGCACCTTGCCTTGCAGTTAGCTCAAACTTACCCGAACCAAACTTAATAAAATCATCTTCAGTGAATTGTTTACTGGTAAATATGTTGACCTTCGTGGGATCTGTCTTAACAAAAGAAGTTGCATACCTTTGGTTAACAGCTACTGAATTAATCGGGATATTGCCAGATTTAACAGCCTTTTGTAATTCACCCTCTATAAATCCTGTTTGAATTTTTGCTAAACCTTCTAACTCCTTTATCATCTGCTTGGTAGTATCTTTAGACCATCTATCCATACTTGCTTTCGATTGTGCAATTATTGATCTCAGTCTATTTCTTGTCTGTGGTGCTATAACTACACCCGCTGGGGCTGCTTTTTGTCTTATATCTAATTTAACTAGTTGCTCGGCAGCATCATAAATTACTTGAACATAGTTTTCTACAAATTTATTAGCAACAGCATTACTATATCTATTTAGGTCAATAGTTTCCCTAAAAAATACCTCTGGAATACTCATTTATCATTCTTCCCCCTCTTTCTCCTCCTCATCTTCTGGCTCTGGTTCCATCGGTGGATCAATTTCTGTTAGCCCTCCCTTCTGTGTACTTTCTATTTCCTCTTCTACGTCAAAGTCATCACCAAGAATTTCACCAGCAGATAATTGATTTAACAATGTTTCCTGACTAATAGTTCCAGCAGTAAACAATGTAAGTAAACTTGATATTTCCTGTGGTTCTAATCTTGCACTTACAAAATCTCTATTAACAAAACTACTGCCAGCATTAGGTTCATTCAAATATTCACTATGAAATTTAAGGCAGTTATCAATTAAATCTTGCATCTGCTGTGCTATCACCATCATTGTGCTGTCATTCTGTGATCTATCTATCCTTTTAGCCTCTGCTGTTTCTCCTACTAACTTTTGTCCAAGTACTGCGGCTAATGATAGTGTGTTTATTTGTTCTTTTAATTCATCTAGTAGTTTGAATTGTGCATCATAGCTATCGGCTGCTGGCGATACATATTCCATCCTTGACTCAGGTGGTAATGACAACGCTTCATTAGGGCCTGTTGTTATTTCGTCTGCATTTGGATAACCATAAACAACTAAATTAGGCACTGCACTTATGTGTAAAATATTAAAAAGATCACTCTGTATCTGGTAGTGCTTGAGATTTAGTTCTGCAATGTCATACAGCGGGCTGCGGCTTTCGTAGTAACCAACTCTATTTGAATAGGCAATAGCAAAAGGAATCTTATCCTTAAGACTCATTTCACCTTCATCAAATAACTTATAATCTCCTTTTTTTTCATCTTTTCTATGAATTTCGTACCTACCTCTTTCTAGTACCCTGATCTGTTTTATAATCTTGTCACCATATTTGCCATCAGGTTCAACAACTTGTTCTATTAGTCTTACCTGTGTAAGCTGTCTTGAGCCATCTATAATCTCAGACCTAAAACCTAATATATCTTTCGGTGTATAAGTTACCCAATATGGCCTTGTTTTATCGCCATCTTTCGGAGCATCTACTAATATTCCTACATGACCAAAGCTAATAGCTGCTCTTGCAGTTTGATAAAGCCAAACATTGAGATCATTACCCTCTAAATCTACATCGAATAGTTGCTCTCTTACTAAGTCAGATACGTCATCAAGTCTTACTGGCTTTCTTACCAGCATTCCTGATAACATTTTTTCTATACGCTGTAAATATGGTACTACTGTTGACCTACTAAGTCTTACGTCATAACTATCGTCTGTTTCTCTTGCTTCCTGTGGTAAATATTTTCTATGTTCGCTTCTAATTTTGTATGTACCTTCTTTTAAATCTATAATCAAATCCCAAAATTGAGACATTCTTTGATATGCCGCATTAGGACTAGCTACTGTTGTAGGAGCTACAGTTATCGGTTGATTGTAGATATTTAGTGAGCTATACACAGTTTTGCCTCAATAGTACCATGTTCTTAATATATTCTAATCCCTGTAGGTCTGCCCGCACGAGCAA